ATCGAAGCCATCCTGATCGGGCGCCACGTCATTCGCGTGCGTCTGAATGACGATCCTCTGATGCGCCGGCCGTACTACAAGGCCAGCTTCCACCAGCTGCCTGGCGCTTTCTGGGGGAAGGCGGTACCGGAGTTGATCGCGGACATCGAGCAGGTCTGCAATTCCACGGCACGCGCTTTGGTCAACAACCAAGCGATCGCGTCAGGCCCACAAGTCGAGGTCTACATGAACCGGTTGGCCGATGGCCAGAACGTGTCCAGCATGTACCCGTGGAAGATTTGGCAGATGAAGGACGAGCTGGGCGGCTCGAATAACCGCGCGATCAGCTTCTTCCAGCCGAATTCCATTTCAGCCGAGCTGCTGGCCGTGTATGAGCAGTTTGAACGCAGGGCCGACGATGCCACGCAGATTCCGCGCTACGCCTACGGTAACGAGCGCGTGGGCGGCGCTGGATCAACCATGGGCGGCCTTCAGCTGCTGCTGAATTCGGTGGCGAAGGGCATCAAGGAAGTGGTCATGCAGATCGACCTGGGCGTCATCGTGCCGGCCATCGAGCAGCTGTACACGTTCAACATGCTCTACAACCAAGACCCGTCCATCAAGGGCGATGCCAAGGTCCGCGCCAGAGGCGCAACGGCCCTGATCGCCAAGGATCAGCAGAGTCAGCGGCGCGAGCAGTTCCTGGCCCAGACCGCCAACCCGATCGACATGAGCATCATCGGGCTTGAGGGAAGGGCGGTGGTGTTGCGCGAGCAGGCCAAGGCCCTGGACCTGCCGGACGCCATCGTTCCGGAGGCCTACGAGCTGCGCGAGCGGCAACAGAATCAGCCGCCGCCGCCCGAACTGGAGCTGGCGAAGGCCAAGCTGGAAATCGAGGCCAAGAAGGTGGAGCAGGCCGGACAGGCCGCGGACCAGAAGGCGCAGTTGGCCGCCCAGATGGAGGGCGCCAGACAGCAGCACGAGACGGCTCTGCAGGACGACGAGCAGGAGCATGAGGTGGAAATGGAATTGCTCATGGGCCGGCTGGCCGAATTGAGCCGCCGGACCGCCGGTGAGACTGCGTGACGCCGACCGACGAGCGGTTGCTCAAGGCATTCGCCGGGCTGCGGTACGACGACCGCTTCAAGATCGTCGTCGAGTGGCTTCGCGCCAGCTTGGCCGACCAGGATCACAAGATGCGGCGCCTGAGTGGCGACGCCCTGATACGCGCGCAGGGAGAGTCCCTGTGCATCGAACGTGTGCTTGAGGTTGCCGGCTCGGCCGACGCATTGCTCAAGCGTTAATCCCCGGACCCCGCCAAGGCGGCCCGGACCCAGGCCCGAAAGGGCTTTTTTTGTGCCCGACTCCCGGCAACACCCCCAGCGATGGATCGGTCGACCCGGCTCGGCAGGAGTTATTCATGGCAGTTCCGAAGTCAGTGAAGAAGCAGGCAGAAGAAGCGCAGCGGCTGTTCGAGCAGCGCAATGGCGATCCGGTGGGCACTGAAGTGCTCGATCCGCCGCCCCAGGACGAAGTACCTCCGAAGGTCGAAACCGATCCGCCACCGGCGCCGGTCGAGACCAAGCCCGAGAATTGGGAGCTTCGTTACCGCAACTACAAGGCGGGAACGGACGAGACCATCCACCAACTGAGGCAAGAGACGGCAGCCCTTCGGGCCGAAGTCTCGGCGCTGAAGGAAAAAAATGTGGACAGTCCTCAGTCGGGCTTACTCACGGACGAGGAGCGGGAGGAATACGGCGACCTGGCCGTGCTGATCGAGCGCGTGGCCAAGGCCATGGTGGAGCGTGAGTTGGCGCCAACCCGTCAGAAGGTCGAGTCGATCGCGGAACGCTCGGCGGAAACCGAGCGGGACCGGTTCGAAGACGGACTGACGAGGCGCGTGAAGGACTGGAAGGTCATCAATGAAGACCCCCGGTTCATCGCCTGGCTGAATGAAGTCGACGACTTCAGCGGCCAGCAGCGCACCGCACTGATCCACCACGCCGCTGCGGCGCGCGATGTAGACCGCGTGGCTGCCTTCTTCACGGCTTTCAAGGAGCTGCCCGGTGCGCCACAGGCCCGCCAACAGCGCGACCCCAAAGAGCGAGAGCTGGCTGGGAACCACCGCGGCGATGGCGAACCGCCGGCCTCGACTCAGAAGCGTACCTACTCGAACGACGAGATCAGGGCGCTGTATGACCAGAGGCTGCGGGGCGCCTACAAGGGGCGGGACCAGGAATGGCGGGCCATCGAAGCAGACATTTCTGCGGCAGTCGACGAGGGTCGGATTCGGTAATCCGATCCTACCTGCCGCGTAACCAAACGAGGATTTTACAATGGCAGGTCCAACTCGCGCCGGGGGCTACCCGGACATTTCTTCGACTTCGTCGAGCGGCTTCATCCCGGCCATGTGGTCGGGACGGCTGGTCGAGAAGTTTTACGGTGCCACCGTGTTCGCCGAGATCGCATCGACGGATTACGAGGGCGAAATCACCGCCTACGGGGACAAGATCGAGATTCGCACGGTACCGAACATCGTAATCCAGGATTACGTGATCGGCGGCGGCTTGACCTACGAGAACCCGGTGTCGGACAAGGTCACGCTGAACATCGACAACGCCAAGTGGTTCGGCTTCGCGATCAATGACATTGATCGGCACCAGTCGGACCTTTCGCTGATGGACAAGTGGTCCGAAGCGGCCGGCGAGCAGATGAAGGTGGCCATCGACACCGATCTGCTGGGGAAAATCTACGCCGACGTGTCGCCTGACAATCAGGGGGCGACGGCTGGCGCGCGTAGCCACAGCGTCAACCTGGGCGTGACGGGTACCCCCCGTCAGCTCTCCGTGTCGACGGTGATGGACTTCATCCTGGGCTTGGGTCAGGTACTGGACGAACAGGACGTGCCCGAAACGGGGCGCTGGCTGGTCATTCCGCCATGGCTGTCGACGCTCATCAAGCTGTCTCCGCTGGGCAACACCTACGTGTCGGGTGACGAAACGAGCATCATGCGCAATGGTCGGATCGGCATGATCGACCGGTTCACGGTGTATTCGAGCAACCATCTGGCCGTTGTGACGGACGGCGCCACCAAGCCCACACGGGTGATGGCCGGTCACAGCGCGGGCCTGACGTTTGCGTCGCAGATGACGCAGATGGAAGACCTGAAGAACCCCAACGACTTCGGGCAGCTGGTACGCGGCCTGAACGTCTACGGGTTCAAGGTGATCGAGGGCAAGTACCTGGCCAGCGGGTACGTCTACAAGTGAGTATGGCGGGAGGGGTTTTCCCTCCCGCTTTTTTCATGAACTGAGGATTCTGATATGGCAACTCAAAACCTGACTGCGGGCGAAACGCAGAACAACCACGCCGGCCGGCGCACGGCCTTCGTCACCGAGCAAACCATCGACTTCACGAAGACGCCCGGTGCCTCGGGTGACGTGATCCAGTCGCTGAACGTGTATCCGGGCTGGTTCGTCCAGGCGGTGCTCGTGCAGGTGCTCACGGCCGAAGGCGGGACGCTGACCGCGAACGTGGGCGACGGCACCCTGGCGACCGGCTTCATGACGGGTGTCAACCTGAATGCGCTGGGCATGACCAAGTCGAACCTGACGTTGACGGAGGCCGCTCCCAACACGGTCACGGGGTACACTGGCGGCAAGCTCTACACGGCGGCAGACACCATCGATTTGGTGCTCAGTGCAGCCGCGGACGGCGCCAAGGTCCGCGTGGCCGCTCTGGTCATCGACATGTCCTGAAGGCTGGCGGCCTCGTTCGTCGGGGCCGCTTTTTTCTGATTCAAGGAGCGATTCATGTCCAAGTACATTCAGCAGATCACCACCGGCATCGTCTTCATCAACACCCCGCATCTGGAAAAGATGGCGAACATGCGCCCGATTTCGGACAGCGAGGCGAAGGCGCTGCTTGGCGGTCAGGACCCCGTCAAGGTTGACGTCGATCCCATCGAACCTGTCGCGCCTGTCGAGCCCGTCAAGGCCGCTGAGGAGCCTGTCGAGAACCCGGAACCAAAGACCTTTCGCGAACTGATCGAGGCGGCCACGACCAAGGAAGAGGTCGAAGCCCTGGTCCTGGAACACACTGGTGCCGACATCGACCGACGCAAGTCCCTGGCCACCCTCAAGGAAGAGGCGCTGGCCTAAATGGGAACCATCACCGCCCAGAGCATCATCGACAAGGCCGAGGCCACGCTGTTCGATGACGCGAACGTGCGCTGGACGGCAAGCGAGTTGCTTGGCCACCTGAACGATGGCCAGCGCGAGCTGGTGGCGATCAAGCCCGACGCGAATTCGGTCAATGCCGTCCTGGCGTTGGTAGCCGGAACCCGCCAGTCACAGCCCGGCATTCAGCTGCTCAAGGCGGTCAGGAACATGGGCCTGGACGGCCTCACGCCGGGCCGGGTCATTACGCCGGCCAGCATGGAAACGCTGGACCGCATGCGCCCGAACTGGCACACCGACACGGCCAATGAGCAGGCGCAGCACTACCTGTTCGACCCGCGTGACACGAAGGTCTTCTACGTGTATCCGCCGCAGCCGGCGACACCGAGCAAGATCGAGGTCGTGTACTCGGCAACGCCGGACGATGTGGCCATCGGCGATGCCATCGCGGTCGACGACATCTACGCCACGGCGCTCTACTACTTCATCCTGGCACGGGCGCACTCGAAGGAAACGCCTGGCGCCGATGTTGGCAAGGCGGCTGGGTACTACAACCTGTTCCTTGGTGTTCTTGGCATGACTTCCAAGGGCGAGGATCGGTCATTCTCGCGCTCGCCGCGCTCGCAGCAGACGGCGCAGGTGGACTGATGGACATCACTACACTGGCCGGCGACGTGATGGTCGAGGCGCCCAACTGCCCGACGTTCCTGGCCGAAGCCAAGCTGCGCGAGGCCGCGGTGGAGTTCTTCAGGCGCTCCCGCCAATGGCGCGGTCAACTTGACCCGATCATCACGATTGCCGGCCCGAACGAATACGACCTGACGCCACCCGACGGCGCGAGGATCGTGTCGCTTCTACGCTGCACGATTGACGGCCAGCAGGCCGCACTGTACGAGCAAGTCACCCTCGATACACGCAACCCGGACTGGCGGACAGCGACCGGAGCAAAGGCGATTGGCG